CTTGGGGTGCGGCACCGTCACCCGCCCCGGCTTGGACGGGTGCTTGAACTGCACGTGACTGCCCTTTTGGGCGACTTGCACCCAGCCATTGGCTTTGAGCGCCCGAATGACGTCTCGGCTGTTCATATGCGTATTTATACACACTGGACGCGCAGTTCAAGAAGGCCCTGTCCCCATGGCCCCAACCGACGAGCCTGCCCCGCTGGCAGCCGCGCAACGCCGAGCGGATTGGGCAATGCGGCTGGCGGCGGTGCTGTCGGCGGCGGAAGCACGCGCCTTTGACGCGCGGCATTGGAATTGCGCGAGCTTCGCGCTCGCGGCTGTGGAGGCTGTCACTGGCAACAAGCCGGGCGTGAAGGTCCTGCCATCGCTTAAAGCCTCAGCCGATAGCGCAGGCTTTCCGCGCATCGCGCCTGCCTATGCGCGCGCGGGCGATATCGTCCTGGCCGGTGATCCACCGCGCCTTGGCGTGGTGGTCGAGGCAGGCCGGGCCGTCTTTGTCGGACCAAAAGGCCTGACCCACGCGCCGCTTACCGAATGCAGCATAGCTTGGAGGATCGGCTGAATGCCCGTCGCCATACCGATCATCGCCGTCGCCGTTGGCGCGGTGGCCTCAGCCGCAGTCGGTGGTGGCATCATCGGCGCGCTGGTTGGCGCCGGCACTGCCTTTGCCATTACCAGCGCCGGCAATGCCGTCTTTCCGACACGCCCGCCCTCAGCCCCCGTCATTCCCGCCCGCGCGGTCGATAACACCACCGCCCCGGGCGCGGGGCGCACGCAATCCGTCCGCCAGCCACTCACGGAACACCAGATCGTCTTTGGCCGCTGCAAGGTGGGCGGGCCCATCGTGTTCATCCATTCCGCGACCGATGATCAGGGCCGCGCCGATGGGTATTTCTACGCTGTCGTCGTACTCGCGGCGCATCGCGTGCAATCTATCGGCGATGTCTGGCTGGGTGATACGCTGGCCACGGACGCGAAATACAATGGGCTGGTGCGGATTGATCGCCATTTGGGCGCGGCGGATCAAGTGGCGAATGCCAATCTGATCGCCGAGACCGCCGGCAAATGGACCGCCAATCATCGCGGCCGCGGGCGTGCCTATGTCGCGGTGCGCCTGAAGATCACTGCCCAGGCCTTTCCCTCCGGCCCGCCCAATATCGCGGCCCTGGTCCAGGGGGCGAATAACATTCTGGACCCGCGCACGAACACCACCGGCTGGTCGGACAATCCCGCGCTTTGCCTTGCCTGGTACCTCACCGCGCCCTTTGGCTGGAAGGCATCCTGGGATGATATCGACATCCCGGCCTTGATCGCCGCCGCGAACATCTGCGACGAACTGATCGGCACCCGCGCAGGCGTTTATGAAAAGCGCTACACGGTGAATGGTCGTGTCTCCCTTGGTGAGGGAAAGATTGCCATCACCCGCAAGCTCGTTGCCGCCATGGCGGGCGCACTGGTGGTCTCGGGCGGGCGGTTCTTTATTCATGCGGGCGGGCCGGCGCTGCCTATCACCACGCTCAATGCCAATGCGCTGCGTGGCGATGTCACCATCCAGGGCAGCCGGCCGCGCCGGGATCTCTTTAACGGCGTGCGCGCGGTCTATGTGGACCCTGCAAAAAACTGGCAGCCGACCGATGCGCCGCCATTGTTGGCCGCGAATTATGTCGCCGAGGATGGGGGCGAGGCGATTTATCGCAGCATGGAATTTCCGCTGACGACTTCGGTCGCGACCGTGCAGCGCATCATGAAGGCCGAACTGGAACGCAATCGCCGCCAGCGTGAAGTGGCCTTTCCGGCCAATCTCTCTGCGTTGCGGCTGCGGCCCTGGGATAGCGTGACGCTGGCGCTTGACCGGCTTGGCCCCTTTCCCGCGCGGGTGTCTGTCGGGCTATGAATTGGAATTCCGTCCGGCCTATGTTGCCGCCTGGCAGGGTTATGGTGGGGCGCTGAGTGCCACCGCGGCCTCCATCGCCACCAGTGAGCCAACGGCGTTCAGGCTGCGCGCCGTGGCCCGCAGTGGCGCGGTTTCCGGCTGGCAGGAGGCCGCCATTCCAGGTGGCGTCACCGCACTGGCAGCGCTTGGCATTGCGGGCGGTGTGCGGCTTACGGGAATCCTGCCGCCCGAGGTGGTACGCTTGCAGGTGTTTGAGGCGAGCAGCGCCAATCTTTCCCAGGCCGTAAAGCTGGCCGCCGAACCTACTGCGCTGCCCTGGGATCGCACCGGGTTAAGCACCGGGCAAGCCCGGTGGTATTGGCTGCGTTCTGTCTCGGCCGAGGGTAATGTCTCCGCGCTGATCGGGCCGGTCACCGCTACCGCAATCTAGGGGCGCTGCCATGGCCGCACGCATCGATGATCTGCTGGTGCTGGGGCAGAATATCTCGAAGACCGATCTGGCAAAGTATCTGCGCGACCGTGAGGCGGTGCTGCCCTTTGATTTCGGTGGGCTTGGCGATGGCGCGGCGAATGATCGCGCGGCCATTCAGGCCTGTTTTGATCGCGCGGCGGCGGATCGCAAATTCGCCGTCATCCCGCCCGGCACCTGGCGCGTGGATGCTGGCGTTGTGCTCGGCGGCGGCGCGCGTGGACTGATCATGCAGGGCATCATTCAATATACTGGCGCCACCAATGCGCCCGCCACGGTGCTGACGTTGGGCGATGGCGGCACCACGCGCAATGGCGAAAAGCTCTATCTCGGCCTGCAAGTCACGCGGCAAATCCAATCCGATTGGGTCAGTGAGGATGATATCGGCATCCTGGCGCGCAATCTTGATTCCTCGCTGCTTGATCTCCGCCTGGTATCCGGGTTCACCATTGGGCTGCGTACCCTTGGCGATGGGCGGGGGTTTGAGGATAGCACGCTGAACCTGGGGCGCATTCTGAACAATCGCTACGGGCTTGATGCGCATGCCGCGACGGCGACGGCCTGGAATACCTCCATCCGATACTATGGCGGGCATTTTGCCTGCGGCACGGGGATCAACCCGGCGCTGGACCGTTTCGGCGTTCGCTTTTCGCGCGGTGCCGTGGACGCCTATAACAACCACAACCGCCATGTCTTTGACGCGCCGAATTTCGAGTTGCGCCAGCTTGATCCCAATAGCGCCATTCCCTTTTTGAATGAGACAAACGGCACGGTCATCATCGCGCGCAACATGCGCATGGAGGGCTGTTCGCCCTTTGCCGCGCGCCACACCGCGGCCGCCACAGATTGCGAATATGATGTGGCCTGGGCGCAGAGCTATGCGATTGGCGTTGACTACACCCCAAGCGCAACCCGCGCCGGCAATGCCGTATTCAACCGCCACCGCGCGCCGACATCGCGGCTGACGCGGCTGCTCGCGCAGATCCCGAATATCCGCGCTGCCGCCTTTTGGCAGAGCAGCACGGAGATAGGTGTGGAGGGCGCCTGCATCATGGCCACTTCCACCACCGCCGAGACCAGCATGGCCGCGCTTTCCTGGAATGGACTCAATGGAATTACGCCGACCGCACGCGGCCTGCTGCTGAACCCCAATCGCGGCATCGGCTTTGTCTTGCAGACCACCCACGCCAAGGAATTCCCGCTGGCGCATTGGTTGGTGGGCGGAGCAGATGGCGGGCGGCTTTGTCTGCGGTGCTTTGATGGGGCTGGCATTGTGCGGGAAAACATCGCCGGCGATGCGCTGGCATCCGGCACGACGCTGCAATGGGCGCCTACTTCCAAAACCTGGCAGGCCGGCGCAGTGATGCAGGAGAGCGACCTCAACCGCCGCCAGACGGTGCGCTTTGGGCCAGAGGTTGCCTTTGCGCAAATCGGGATCATTGGCTTTGATGGGCAGATCGAGTTGGAGGCGCTCCGCCTTTACGGCCTGCCTGAAGACGCGCCGGCGGTACTTTCGGGCTGCCCTGCGCTGTCCGCTGGCGGGAGGACGCTGATGTTTTCCGCCAGTTGGGATTTGCCGAGCATGGCGCCCGGTGCGACGACCAATGCGGATGTAACGGTGCCCGGTGCGCGGCGGGGGGATTTCGCGGATGCTTCGCTGGATACCAGCAGCATTGCCTTTGTGCTGGATTGCCATGTCTGGTCGAATGACAAGGTGCGCGTCACGGCGCGGAATGTGAGCCTGTCCACCGTGGATTTGCCTGCGGCGGGACTGCATGTGCAGGTGGTAAAGCGACGGGTGGGATGAAGGACGGGGGCGCGATGAATGCCCCCGGCGAAGACGCTGCCATCAGCCGGGCCAGCCTGCCGTTGGCGTCGCGGGGGTTCAGGGTAGTGGAGAGGGTGTAACAACTTCTGCACGCGGGCGTCCGGAAACCTGGCACACCAAAACAAACCAAACACCAACCGAAAGACCATTAGATGCGATAGCAAGCCATGCATGTTTTTCACCGAGGGCCAAAAACATCAGGACGCACGATATTGCGTCACAACTGACCCGCTTGCTGGCCCCTTAGACGGCAATTTCATCTCTTCTAGGTTGGAGCATTTGACACCGCGCGCTGCAGATGCAGTGTTGCCGCAACGCCCCCGCTAGGCGCGACGCTGATCTCCAATTTGCCGTTATGA